TTTTCCATCCGGCGCCGAGACCACAATGGGCGTTTCAATTAACGGTTTTCCGTGGTTGCATTGGGCAGCCTGTACTAACGCGTTTTTCAATTCGCTTGCTGTGTTCGTCGCTTTCAATTGGAAGGCACTCTTTTGCTCTAACGGTCGCTTGTTATTGCCGATTGGCGGTTGTCCGCGGGGGACACACCGCTGAGCAGGAACATTGGAGCCAGGGTGTTGTTTGGCAGTTTGTCGTGAAGGAAGTCGTGCACGTAGTCCATCACCTGTGGGGCCAGGCGCATTCCCAATTTTTGTTGTTCTTTGAGCAGACACTCCACTGGCATCAGCCCCGGCCAACGGCGCAGATTTGCGTGATCGTTGACTAGGCGTGCTAGCATCATGAGCTCCGATGGTCGGAGTTTCAGGTCCGCTATGTCGTGTAGGAGTTGGTTTTGCGCTTGTTCCGACAGGGTCTTGGGTTGTAGCAGGTGGTGCAGGAACAGGATTGCAGACGACCCCAGTCGCCTGTTGTGAAGGAGCGCCTTGTTGTTGAGCTCCTCCAGCTCGGTTCCTCGTCCGCTTAGGTTTGTCTGTGGCATCTGTTTTTCCAGCCACTGCACCATTAGCTTGTTGTACGTGACTTGCAGTTGTTCCCTGTTTTCCAGCAGGTCGGGCAGGGAAGAGCACAGCATCGCCATGCACTGCAGGGATCTCAACTTCAGCTGGTCTAGCCTCGTCAGCCAGATCAATCCTAAAGAACTCGTCTCGTGTACTGACGCGAGAGAGACGGTCCCGGAGGGTTGAAAGCTCTGCATCTGAGAAGCCAGTTCGCTGAGATACAAGCGCTGCGGCTTGTCCGTCGTTGTCGAAGGTGTTGTTGAATTGTTGTCCATCAGCTTGAAATGTAGCGAACCAATTAAAATCTCTAAATAATTCGCTATGGCTGTCCCCTGCATGCTGGTCTTGCTCTTCAGGTGTCATCCGTGCAAGTGTTAGACCGACTGCAGCCGTTTCCATTGGCCAAAGTCGCCTAACTGCACCCACCCACTCACTGAGAACAGGGGTATTCGGATCAGTGATGTAATAACCCATGGCTTTACGGGCCAGGATCAATCCATCTGAGATCTGAGTGCTAGTCGTTGTTGTGTACAATTTTCCAAGTTGACGTCCTACGTCGATCATGCTTGGTGGCGCTGTAGTGCGGTGTCCCCACGCATTGAGGAACCACCGGCCTAGGAAGTCCACTGGCTCGCCTCTTTGGAGGGTCTTGGCTTTCAGTGACAATCCTAGCCTACTACACGTCTTTTCCAAGGCTTGTGGTGCGATGTCTGCCGTGAGTCCGTCATCACCGCCATATAGCCCAAGTTTCCCCCACGCCGCCTCAAAATCGTTACCATCTTCAATGAGTGCGAGGAAATTAACAAAGGCATTCATGACAGTGTTGAACAGAGAAGTATGTGGTGAGCCCGATGGCATATCCCACTCGTGTTCATACTTCACACCGTTGCTCGTCGTTGCCCGCGTCATGTACTGACCAAGGAACAGATATTCAAGTTCTTTGTGGTACACTTCAGCAAATAGTGTCTTCATGATAGTCAGAAAACACATGGTCAACCATTCCGATACGCGCCCGTCCCAGCGACTGAAGTCAGTTGGGACCACTGTCTTGGCTACCACTAAAATCTCGTTCACCGCCTCTGCTATCCCTCGTGGATTCTTTGAGAAAGCATACCAAGAAAGTTTCTTCAATGCTTTCTGCATAGCGTAGGTGAAGCGCGAGTACGAGTATTTGATGGGTCCGCCAACCGTTGTGATGTTCCGGGGATCTTTAAGACCATTGTACAGTTCTGATTTCATGAAAGTTTTCAGAGTCTGTTTAATGGTCGAATACCAGTCTTCCGCCAACGCCAGTATCTTGCGCTGAGTAGGCCGCGCCTGACGTTCGAAGACATGGTCAAAGTCTAAAGGGACCAAAGTGTGTGGTGTTGTGCCGGTTACTTCGCAGATTTTATGTGCAAAGTACTCAAGTGCCAGCAAATCTTCCAAGGTTCCCTTCTCCCGGTTTCGGATTGATGTGACTCTCCCTTCAATCATACGTTTATCAGATTCGGTGCATTTCGTGGGGGCAACAGCTTGCGTGCCAATACCTCTCATACCGGGGGGCAAGAGACTACGACCCGAAGGTTTCGTATCTTCTACCACCTGCCCGTTGTAAGGAGTATAGCTCGTGTGGTTAGCGGGGCCCAACACTGAGTGCAATTGCGTGAAAGAGGTTTCGAACATCCTTGGACAATCCTCAAATGCTTCTATCAACGACGATGCCATTGTAGTAAATGACATCTGCTCAGCCGCCCATGCGGCTAGACCAGGATACATCAAAGCTTCGCTTCGCAAATAGGTTTCGACTGAAGCAACTGGTGAATCACGTGCACGTTTATACTTGAGGTAGGCTGTTGACACTGTTGCTTCTGGCAATGCGGCCGAGCGAAAGCTCCCACATGTTGCCCAACTAATGTACTCTACCACCCCAGCATTAACGCGTTGACGTTCTTCTTGTTCTCCCAAAGTTGATTTGTTCAAGCGTTGCATGAGCATCTTGTCTGTCTCTTTGTCGTTGTATAAAAACCGGGTTAGAGCCCACGATTTTTCTCGTCCCTTCCACACAATTTTCCGTCTCTGAATCTGCGTATCAAATAAGAGCCACCCAGCAGGTCCGAAAATCTTCCTGCTAGGAAAAAGTCCCACGATTCTCCGGGTCGGGTCATTAGGACATTGCAATTGTTCCACGTGATAGGTGATAGCACCATAAAACGTCCGGACACTAATTGTATCTGTCTCGTAATTCCACAACTCGTGTTGATAGAAAGAACCGCCTGTGTTTTTGTTGGTATATTTACCGTCGGCATCGAAGGTGTAGGCGCCATCTGGTACCGGTCGGGCTGCAGCCATAGGAACCATGGTCCAGAGCAGAATGGGTCTCCCGAATGACAACCAATATGCCATGTCAACATAATAGTCAACATCGGACATCTTAATGATTGTATCAGGACCGATACTGCCTTGCTGGAAGTAACTATAGCACGCATCCTTACTAGTGTACGCATAGCGCATGCCGTCGTATCCGTTTGATTGGTCGTTGTCAGAAGCAGCGACAGAATATACACGGCAACCCTGTTGAAGAATGTAAGCGTCGATGACTCGATTCGCAGTGTTACGATTAGCAGCGGCCTCCGGATGGGAATGATTCCTTTTGCTTGCGTGCGCAGCAGGATATGCAATTCCGCGGAAACTTCTTCGCCAATCTTTTCCATAGCGTGATGAGCACCACTCGATAATTTTCGTAAGGGCTGACATGAATACGTAACCGCATCCCTCCAATATATGCTTATGAAGCTTATACTTACGGGAGCAGGCAACCAAAGAGGATAACACAAAAACTGGGACTACGACACGTCTGGTTCCGCGCCAATCAATTTCCACATTGTACAAAGCCATTTTCAAGGTTGAGAATGACATGTTTAATAGGTCGATCAATTGTCGTTTACGCAAGAAGTGTTTCTCGTTCAAAGCTATTAAGATGAG